AAAATTTTTGTAAAGGAGTGATACAATCATGAACTATCAGCACGGAGCTTTAGGCGAGATCGGCAATGATAAGGTAAAAGCGGCCGTTCAGGTTGACACCGTTGTGGCATACATCGGAACCGCCCCTATTAACCTTGTTTTAGGTTATAAGGACAAGAACCTTGTCAACACACCGATCAAGCTGGAGAACATGCCAAAGACTCAGGCAACAGTCGGCTACTCAAAGAACTGGGATAAATTCACGTTATGCGAGCCGTTCGACTGTCATTTTGCGAGCACAATCGAAAACGTGGGACCGATCTATATTATCAATGTATTGGATCCGGCAACCCACCAGAAAGACACAAAAACAACCGTAGAGCTTACATTCAAAAACGGCCGCGCCGAGTATGCAAGCGATACGATCATTCTTGACACCTTTGCACTTGCTGACAAGGTGCTGGGATCTGATTACTCTATTGACTACAACTACACAAAAGGCGTGGTAGTCATTGAGTCATTGAATGACGCAGAGCCGCTCGACGGCACTCTTGAGGCGTCATTCTCCGAAGTCGATCCAACTCTTATAACAAAGAGCGACATTATCGGAAGCGTGACCGCTACCGGAAAGCGTACCGGCCTGCAGGCTCTCGCAAAACTCTACACCATGCACAACGCCGTGCTCAATCTTTTGGCCGCACCATTCTGGAGCGAAGATCCTGACGTATACAAAGCCATGATCTCTATCGTCCAGAAATTGAACGGCCATTGGGACGGTTTTGTCCTTGCCGATCTTCCTATCTACGACAAGGAAGCGGGCGAAGCCATTGACACGCTTGCCAAAGCTGAGGAATGGGCCGAAACAAACGGCTACACCAGCGGACTGTCAAAGATTTGTTGGCCGCAGATAAAATACGGCGACAATATTTACCACTTGAGCACTCATGCAGTTGCAACTATGCAGCGCGTTGATAACACTCACGACGGCATACCAATGGAAAGCCCTTCAAACAAGGAGATCATGTGTACAGCTCAGTATTTTGGCGAGGACTCTGAAAACGAGGGCTTCGACCAGCAGGAAGGCAATGAGCTCAACGCTAAGGGAATTACTACCGCAGTTTTCTGGGGCGGTCTTTGGGTGCTCTGGGGCCCTCATACTGCATATTACGAATACGGCAGCGACGGCGTTGCTCGTTACATTTTCGATGTAAATATTCGTATGCTTATGCATATTACAAACGGCTTCCAGCTTAGACATGGCACCCAGATTGACGGAACTATGGATCTTAATCTCCAGCAAAGCATTTTGAGCGACGAGCAGGAAGAACTCGACAGCTTAAAAGGCCGCGGCGCCCTTATCGGCAATCCGACGGTTGAATTTTTGGAGACTGCGAACCCTACAAGCGACGTTATGAACGGCGACTTTGTCTGGGACGTAAGTGCAACGCCTGCGCCTCCGTTCAAGAGCGGAAAAGCGAGAGTTTCCTACACAGACGAAGGATTTGCGGCTTATTTTGGAGGAGGTGAATAATTTATGTGGCTCGACTTAAAAGGTGCGGTAGTTGCTGACACGGTATACGAGAGCGGCCAGCTTGTCGCAAAAGATACCAGCTTCACATTGCCGTCAATTACTCAAATGACAGCAGACCTCAACGCAATGGGTACAATGAGCGTGCCGATCGTTGGCTTGCTTGAAAATTTAGAGCTTGCTATCACTAAGATCGGCGAAGATAAGGGACTCGGCAAAATGTCAAGACTTGACAAAAGAAACTTTGAGTTTCGCTGGGTTCAGAATGTAGTCAAAGGAGACGGAACCACAAGCGCCGAAGGCTGCAAGGCTTTTGTGCGTACATTTCCACCAACTGCCCTTCCGGGTATTGGCGTAGAAATTGGCGCCGCCTCAGAGAATGAGCTCACATACTCTGCGAACCGCGTGCAGATTTTTGTCGGCGGTTACGAGTATTTGCTTGTTGACAGACTCAGCCAGATCCTCCGCATTGACGGCAAGGACTATATGAGCGAAATTAACAAATTATTGTAAAACGGAGCCGCTGGCATAAAAAGCCGGCGGCTTTTTCTATGAAGGAGGCTATATCATGGCAAACGAAAACGGAAAAATCGTATTAAAAAAACCGGTACTTATTAACGGCGTAGAAGTTAAAGAAATGACCTACGATACAGACGAGATCGACGGCACTCTCTACGCTCAGGCAGAGGCTCACAAAATGAAAGCAAGCGGCTCTAAGGGTGGAAACCTTGCGGGCGCCGTAGAGCTTGACTACTCTCTGCATTTATACATCGGCTTCGCCGCTGTTATTGCGGTGAACCCTTCCTATACTTTCGAGGATATGGAAAGGATCAAAGGCAAGAGCCTGAGTGAATTTTCTAAAATCGGGCGTGGTTTTTTTATCGGATCGGGAAGCTCAGAGGACGACAACTCAGACGAGCAATCCGAGACTACTCCCGAACCTTCCACACCAGCACGACAGAAATAGAAAAAAAGCGAGTTGTTGACTTTATCGTCGAATATGCTGAGGCGGCCGAAGATCTGGCAGCAGAGCAAAAAAGGCGACAAAAGAACAGACCGCCGCAAACCATAAAGCATAAAAAAGGCCGAAGGAGGTGACACCGTGGCAAGCAGTAAAACATTGCAGGCGATCGTCGAGATAGCCGGCTCCCTTAGCCCGACGCTGGGGAAAGCTGCCGAGGAGGCTCAGAAGTCTCTCGAAGGCATAAATCTGAAAGCCGTCGCCGTAGGCGCTGGCGTTGCGGCTGCGGGCGTCGCTATCGGAAAAGCTACTGTTGCAGCTGGTAAATATCTCGTAGATCTCGGGAGCGAGTTTGACAACGTAGTCGATACGATCAGGATCGGAACCGGCGCGACCGGTGACGCTCTGGACGCCCTGACTGATGATTTTAACGAGGTATATAAAAGCGTACCAACAACAATGGAGGACGCCAGCAAGGCGATCGCTGACTACAACACGCGCCTTGGATTGACTGGCCCAGAGCTCCAAGAAATATCAAAACAAGCGATCCAAGTCTCTGACATGCTCGGCGACGACCTCGGCAGCGTGATCGAGGAGTCAAGCCAAGCCTTCCAAGCGTGGAATATGGACGCGGAGGACATGAGCGCCGCAATGGACTATGTTTTCAAAGCGTCACAATCGACCGGCCTCGGGTTTACTGATTTAATGAGCAGCGTGCAGCAATTCGCGCCGCAGCTTCAAGAAATGGGCTACTCTTTCGAGGAGGCCACAGCATTGATCGGACAGCTTGACAAAGCCGGCGTAAACACCAGCGAAGTGCTGAGCGCAATGAAAAAGAGCGTCGGCGCACTTGCAAAAGAAGGACTTTCTGCGAGTGAAGGCCTCGAAATGTACGCCGAGCAGATCAAAAATGCCGGTAGCATGGCAGAGGCAACGACAATCGCCTCGGAGATTTTCGGAACAAAAGCCGGCTCTACAATGGCAGCAGCCATAAGAGACGGTTCTCTCTCTGTCGCGGATTTGACGGCAGAGCTTGAAAAGAACGGCGAAACAATCGGAGGCGCCGCAGAGGACACATACGACTTTGCGGAGCGGTTGCAAATGTTCAAGCAGCAGGCTCAGGTGGCACTCGAGCCGCTTGCCAATACGATGTTTGACGCCATTAACCAGCTTATGCCCGTTGTGGGTGAGGCTATGGAGGGCTTGATCCCTATAATTGAACAGCTTGCGGCTTCTATTATTCCGGTGATCTCGGAAATAATGCCGCAAATTATACCATTATTCCAAGAATTTGTACCGGTAATTTTGCAAACAGCGCAAACGATCGGCCAACAGTTGATCCCGCCGCTGCTTCAAATGATCCAGCAAGTGCTCCCGGTTGTTATCGAGTTAGTAAGTAGCGTCATGCCGCTGCTGTCTCAGATAATTGCCGCCATTTTGCCAGTGCTGGTGCAGCTCATAACCGCAATACTGCCGCCGATTATGCAAATTATATCGGCCGTACTCCCGGTTGTGATTGAATTACTCAACACGGTGCTGCCTATCCTTATGACATTGATTAACTTACTCATGCCGATACTCGACACCGTTCTGGGCTTGATTGAGCCTATTGTGAGCCTGATTACAACGGCAATTACGCCATTGATCGCGATTTTGGGCTCTCTTATTTCTCAGGTTTTGGAACTTCTGGCCCCGGCTCTGCAATTTATAGCCGGAATTTTTACGACTGTTGTCGGCACGGCCATTCAGGGAATAGCGCCGATCGTGCAGTCAATTACTCAGATTTTTCAGGGCCTCATTGATTTTATTACTAACGTATTTTCGGGCAACTGGAGCGCTGCGTGGGAGGGAATTGTCAGCATATTCTCCGGCATAGTTTCCGGCATTTCTGCAATATTCAA